AGAACTAGAACTAGATAATGAACTGCTTGAAGATGAACTTGTAGAAGATGAAGATGAACTTGAGCTATATCCAAATATCGGATTATTCGTCCATCCTGTTTCTCTTATAAGAAAATAATCATAATTAAAATTGACAGTACTTTCTAAAGTGATATCCCCTTCTCTTTGAGAAAAAGAAACTTCTCCTAATGTTGCTGGCCAAATATCTATAAATCTTAATTCTAAAACAGCATTTGCATAATTATCAGTAACAACTAATGCAGCATCTACCCCATATCTATGATGTTTTTCTGCTATCTTATCGAAATTATTATTAATATATGCCATCCATTCAAATAATAATTTCCAGTTTTCTAATCGTGAGTCTACTACAAAGCTAACTAACCAAGGATCAAACTCAATTGGTTCCATTGAATGCCTTGTTTTGTTTCCCTGCCACCTTAATTCTTCTGTAGCAATCGAAAGAGAAGGAATAACAGCAGAAAAGATATTCATCACAAATGGATTATTGGCACTAATGGATGTTTGCTCCGGTATCAATGGAAAGATCAACTGATAATTCGTAGGAGTTGCCTTATCCATATTGCTTAAATTAGATGAGTTGCAAGTTATCATTATTTCTTACCTTCTTTTTTTGCCCAATCAACTATTTGTTTGTGAATGTCATACCATCCTGCTAAACTTTTTTCTAATTTTTGACCTGAATCAGTGAATTTTACTGTTGCATATTTATCATATTTACTATCTTTGAGATTAAAAGCACCTGTCAACCTAGTCTTTAATATACCAAAAGATTTTCTTATTTTTTGTATTTGATCATCTGTTATTCCTGCATCATCTAATTTCCATTTTGAACTAGCATCAAATGTTGCTCTACTTAACTTTGATAATCTATAGAATTCTTCTACTACTTTTTTCCATTCTTTTTCTGTCATATTCCAAGGTTCTTTTTGGGATATTTTCTTTACTTCAAAATCACCTTTAGCTATTAGTTGAAATATTTTTATTTCATGTGGTTTAAATTTTGCTTCAGTTAGATAATTTTTAAGTCTCATTTTATATCCCCTTAGATTTTTTCCATGCCTCATATGCAAATTTTAATAGGTCTTCTGTTTTTTTAATCTTTGCATCTCCCTTTACCTTCCTAGCTTCATTAGTAACTTTTTCAAATGTTTTGGCTGTTTCTTCTTCTTCAGGAAGTCCAAATGCAAAATGTCCTGATGATAATCTTTTATGTTTTAAGTATACCCCATCAAATGACCACGAACCTTTTTTAAAAAAAGTTGTTCTCCATAGTTCCATTGTATAATCTTCACCAAGAGGGATAGAAACATGAGTTTGACCACCACCATATCCAAGTTTAGCACCAAGTTTTTTAGATAAGAAAGTTTCCATATCTCTTTTCTTAAATTGTCTGTTGCTCGTTTTCCCACTAAAGATATCTTTCATCTTTTTCTTAGGAAATAGCTGTTCAGGTTTTCTAAAAAATGAATGATCTCTTGTAAATTTCCAATCACTCTTTGACATTTTTTGTTTCTTATTTAAATGAAAACCATGAGCTTCAGTATATACGGTATAAGAAAGGTCTCCTATACCTAATTCAGCTTTAGGCCACACTATATCATGTAGTTGAGCATGAACTTTAAATGTAAAGACTGAACTTCTATCTTTAGTAAAAAATTCAACATCAAATCCTGCTGAAGATGGAGACCTATCATTTTCTCTTGGCATTGTTCTTATGATTTCATAATTAAATTTCAATCCACTTAACTCTTGAAAGAATTGTAAGAAAACATCAGGTTGAAAATTACTTAATAAGGCAGTCTTGATTTGTGCTCCTGCCATTTTATATTTTGCATTACTTGCTTCCCAATCGAATTTACCACTTCCCCCTGATTCTGATTCTTTACCTTTAGCTAAAATATCATAGGCAACAGTGATATCTTTCATTTTATCTTCTGATCCACCTTGATCTGGATGGTTTTTCAAAGAAAGTCTTCTATATAATTTTTTTAACTCATCTTTATCTTTAACACTATCAAGACCAAATACCTTTAGTGCATCACTATAGCTCATTTCAGCTAGGTATAGAAATTTTTTAAATTTGCTCATTATCTTCTCCTAAAACTTAGGAACTTAAATTAGCTCATGGTTCAAATAGAGTATACTTGACTAGTAAATCTCCATCCTCAACTTTTCCTTTAAGTTCATATGTTAATCCACCTGAAGCACCTGATGAGAATGTTGAAGTAGTATCTTTAATATAATTTGTAAATGATACTTTATCAGGAAAGTAACTCCCATAAATCTTTTCAATGAGACCTATATCACTTGTAGGTTGAAAGAACCAAGTTTGCACTTCAAAATCTAAAGTATAATTGATTACCCTATACTCTAAATCTGCCATTTCATGACTAACTTCAGGAGTTGCACTTCTAAAAATAATTTTAACGTCAAATGCTGTATTAAGTTCTTCTATTGCAACTCTTACAAAAATATGTGGACAGAAAAATGGTAGTATTTGCTCTAGTATCTGATCTACATCCACCATATGCAAAGACCAGATATTCATGGTAAATGTTAGATTGTATGGACAGGGATGGATGTATTTTGAAAAAGACCCTGCTTCAAAATTACATTCAGAAGCAAATTCATAAAAGCTATTGACCTTTCTATCTGCTGCCCAATCAATAGAGCTAATATAAGCTGTTATCATTGGCAATATTTCATCGTCTTTTCTTTCATTTAGCCAATAATAAACTTTTTCTTTAACAGAATGCTTAATAGGAACTTCAATGAGTCTATCTACTGTTTTACCATCTGCTGCATATCTGGCAATCTTGATATCATTGAATGCATCAAAAAACTGTACTATAGTTTTTCTGAAGACATTAAAGAAAAAATATTGTTTCATTTATTTACCTATATTGGTTTTAGTTTTTAGAAGTTCTGAAAATCCCCTATTTTTTTTCATGAACAACCAAGCATAATCTTTTTTTGCTTTATATACATTCATTGCTGCTGATTTAGAACTAACAAAATGTCTTACAGCATTAGTACTATTCTTGACAATTTTTTGAATTTTGCCCGTACCTGTATCATAGATAATCCAATCTGAATCTTTGACTTTTTTATAATCAATTGTTGGTGTACTTCCTTCACCTAAATATCTATCTATTAAGTCTAAGTCCATTTTCTTACTCCTTATCCTTCATATTTCCCTGTTATTTTTTTGACTACTTTTGCTGCTGATGAATTCATATCAAGTTTTACTTTTTTCTTTTTGCCTTTGTATGATACAGTTATTTCGTTTTCAAATTTTCCAATTGGTTCTATACCAAGAATTTCAACACCTGCTTTTTTTAAAGCACTAGCTAAAACTGTTCCGAATGATCCCAATCTTTCTCCCCATTGGCCCGGCATTCTTCCCATACTACCAATTGTTGCCAATATACTACTCTCACCTAAATATTTGTTTACTAAATCCATAATAATCTCCCTTATCCCATTTTATAAATATACTTTCCTCTTTTCATACTCTCTTGTGCTTTACCTTTTCTTACCAATTCCATTAAATGAGCTTGAAGACCATGTTGGCTCATAGGAAAGCCAACAACTTTTTTGGCTATATCATCTATACTCATCCAATCACCATTTGATAAAGCTCTTGTTAGAGTACCAAAAACCTGTTTTTTTGTTAGTTCATTTACTCCTAAGTATTTTTCTATTAAGTCCATTTTACTCTCCTTTATATTTGCTCCACCTGAACGAACTACCTCTTTAAAGAAGTCTCTTGTCCATTCACCTAATCTTCCTCTTGCAACAACCCATAATGCAAATGCTTCACAAAATGCTTCTTCTGTATTTTTCCTTGCATAATCAGTTATGAATTCAATATGAATACGTTCTCCTTCATAAGACAATAATTCCTTTAATGATGTACTCCATGATATCGTTTGAACTAAATATTGATATACGGCTTTTGTATTTGGATCATTTTCATTCTTTTTTATTGAATCCATCAATTTATTTCTTTCTGGTTTTTTTATTTCTGTATATTCATTTGGATCATCCCATTTTTTTTCAAATTTACCTTCTATATATTTTCTGAAAAAATCTTCAATATGATATTTTTCTATATGAACAAATTTTTTCCATATTGCTGAACTCCATGCATCCTGGGCATTTTTAGGCAATGTCCTTCTATAGAATCTATGCCCAATTTCATGAACTAAAGTATGCAATGCTGTTTGCTTATCTGCCATACCCCATGCATATATAGCTAATGTATCTTCATGAGTGATATATTCTCCCCCTTTTTCACCTTGCCCCGGTCTTTCTGTTAATCGTAATTTGACAGTCAATCCTCTTAATGAGTCTTTAAATCCTGATTGTTTTATTGCTTTAACTGCTTTAGGTAACGTATCAATAAACATTTTTAGCTTTTCTTTTGCCCAATCACCTGTATCTTTATCTTGTGTTATAAGTAGATTTATACCTGCAACATTTATTTGATCTCTACTATCGGGAGTAACCAATTCAAATTGATATTTTATCAATTCTTCCATAGCATTAAAGGCATTTTTAAATGCTTTTTGATATACTATTATTTTATTTTTTCTTGTGTCTCCCTTATTATATCTTGGTCTGTCTAACAAATCAGGTCTTGGTGTGAATTTACCATCATTATAATCATCAGGAAATATGTTATTTATTGCCATTTCTGCTTGCCAACCCTTTACTCTTGCTTCCTTTGAATAAATGGATTCTGTGTTATCTTCACCGGGTACAAATTTCTTTTTAGTAAACTGAGTGTACCATCTTTCCCAATTTTCTCTGAATGTTCTGAATAGTTTCATACCTTCTTTGAATTTTTTAACAGCTTTTGGTGTGTTTTCAGCTTCTACAGATTTATATATTTTCGTCATTTTTCTTAAATCGGATTTCCACCCTTCTAATTCCTTTAGCCATTTGTCTTTATTTCTTTCACCTGTAAGGGATATCTTTTCATTTAAATATCTTTTAAGTTTCATTTTTAGTTGCCTATAACTGATTTGGCTTTACAAAAGCTTTCATATTTTTACCTAATAGTTTTTCTCTTGCCATTCTCTTTAAAAGAGTTTTCTGCCATAAGTCTAATACATCTTTCCCATGCCTTTTAAGACTGCTTGCTATTGAATACAATGAGGTATAGGTATTAAATACGTCTAATAGAGTCATTTCATCCCATATGTCTTTATTAGCTCTTTTTAATTCCTTTATGCCATGTATTTGTCCATCTATTTCAAAGTAAGTCATATTCACGTCTTTTTTACCTAACTTAACTAGCTCTGTATTTGTTAATTCTGCTGCCAAGTCTAAGACATTTGATATATGCTTATTATGTAGGGAGTCTGATATCCAATGGGATAGCTCATGTGATATTGATGATTTAGCTCTAGTAGATGATAACTCATTTGCAAATCTTACCAATTCTTTATCTTCAAGTGAACTTATATTTCCCTTCATCACTATGTCTAAAACGTGTGGATTTATAGATATTTGAATTTCTCCCTTTTTTCCACTACCACCTGCTTGTCTTCCTATTATTACTGAAGGTCTATAGAAATTACCATCTATATAGCTTCCCATATCTATTGTTACGGGATTTACATTGTGTGCCATTACTGCTTCAGGTGTTTTAAGAATAGAACTATCTGTATTGAAAATAGTTGTACTTCTGTCTTGTCTGAATATATTTCTTAGTTTTTTTTGCATTGTCTCAAAGTCATTTTCTTGGAAGATTTTAAATACTTTCTTAAATGCTTTGTTATATAGAAGATCAACATCCTTTTTGATATTGAATGTCTTCTCTAATATTAAATGTTCCTGTAGATATTGTTTGAGTTTCATTTTTCCTCTTGTGGAATAATTCTGTACTTGAGTAAAGGTTTACCGTTTATCGTGATATCTCCTTTTGCATTTTTGCCGATATCTTTGACTTTAATCTTTTTGTTCTTAAATTTTCCACCTAGCACAATATCTCCAACATTTATAGGTACTTTAATATCTTCTTTTAAGTAGTTTTTAAATTTCATAATTAAAATCCTGACATTTTTTTAATAGCTTTTAAACTTATACCTGTATTAGTACTAAGAATATTTTTTAAGGCTGTTCTAAAAAGTGATTTATTATCTATTTTAGGACTAACTTGAAGAATCAATTCAATAGTAACCTCTTTCATTTTTTCTGCAAAAATGTCTGTTTCACCTAAATATTTTTCTGTTAAATCCATTTTTTTCTCTCCTAGTACCCATATATATTAGTGTCATAATCAGGCCCATAGTCAAAGATATCATCACTTTCTTTATCTAATGGGTCATTATCACCAAATGCTGAAAGTGGTTCTGTTGTAGTATCCAAATCTGTCCGTCTGTTTACATTACTTTGATCTGTAGGTAGTCTTGTACCTCTAAATATATTTCTTGCTGAATCAGACTCATCTGAAAATCTATAAGGTTTAAGCACTAATCCCCAAATCATCTTTTTTAATTGGAAGATTTTTTCTTCTTCATGAATATCAGCTATCTCATATGATCTATTGTTCCAGATAGTGACTATAGCATCCCCAGGTTTAGGATGATATCCTGCTGATACATCTCTTGTAAGTGTCCATTTAGGAATACTTGACCATGAGATAACTTCTTCAGAGTTTATACCAAATCCTGTTGTGAGAGTAGGTTCTTCAGTAGGTTCATATATAAGTTTTGTTTCATATGGCCCAAGATATCCTGTATGCATATTCTCTCCATACAGATAATCTTTTTTGCCTTGCTCACTTCTTATATAATAGTCAGTTACTATACCTGATATATCGGTGAACTCTACAATGATACTTTGAAAAAGATCATGTTCAACATTACCTTGTAGTTGATGCAAGTTCCATAAAGGCTTAGTAGTTTGTATATCTGTCATTATCTACCTTCTATAAGTTTTGTTTGAGAATCCATAACCAATGTCATAGCTTCTTCTAATCTTTTTACTCTTTTCTTCAAAGAAACAAATTCATTGGAACTATGTTTTTTTCCACTCATTCTTAACTCATGCATTTTCTTTTCCATTATTGAATCAAATTCACCATACCCATCATCTTCAACAATGTTACTCCTACGATTGTTAATAGAATCATCATTTATAGGATCACCTAGAGGATTATCGTTTAATGCCCCTGTAGCTGTTGATAAATCTGGTTCTGTAACCATTGAGGTATCTATTTCTTGGAAGGCTGTTCCATCTTGCAACATTTTTTCATACGCTGAAATCATTTTTCTGTTATCATCTCTTGACATTTTATTTCTCCTTCTCCATTTTTAATAATCTTGAATAGTAATCAGGTAATTCTGCTAAATGATCTAAAGCTATTCTTTTAGCAATGGCTTTATTTTTGGTATGTTCCATTTCTACTTTTATACCAGTTTCAAGTTCTTTTTTATCGGCATCTTTTTCTGTGAATTTTTCTTTTTTAGCTTTACCAGTACCTAAGATAGCACCTAAAATAGCATAAATATGTTCTTCGAATCTATCAGGATCAAGACCCAATTTCTCTCCAAGTTTATGAATTTCATCATCAGGTGGTTTTGGATTATCGGCAAAGAAATCCATTATGGTAGTAAAAATTTTATTTTCTTTTTCTGATCCTTCATTCATAAACTCTCTAAGTTTTCTCATCCTCTTTTTCTCCATTCTGAAGCTGTTCTTGCTATTATGTCTTTTCCTATTTTTACTGACACCATTGGAATTGAATATGTTTTGGTATCTATGCCTTCTATTTGTCCTTTTCCAAATCGTGGATGAGTAACAATATCTCCCGGTCTTATCGGTCTCCCATCCATATCTTTTGCTATTTCACCCGGTTGAATTATTCTTACTTCACCTAAATACTTCTCTACTAAATCCATTTTATCTCCCCATATCCCCTATTATCTTTGATGAATCAGGTAGTTTATCTACATATTTTGTTAAGGCTAATCCTGCTGCTTTTGCATTTTTAGTTGCTTTCATTTCTTTTCCACCATGAACGGGTATCCATTTACCATCTCTGTATAATATAGTAAGATCATATCCATGATATCTTCTCATATACACAGCATCATATAATTGTGGTATATCTTTAGTTCTCTCATCTGCATAATCCCACCCCATTAAATATGGATGGTTTTGTTTTGCTTCTCCTAAATATTTGTCTATTAAATCCATTTTTACCCCCATATTATTCCATACCCTTCATGTGATTCTTCAAGTCTTAAAGTTTCATCAAGTCTCTCTTTCTCTGTTGTCCCTTCCTGTAGCAATGTATCCCCATCTAATCCTATTCCTATATTACCGATAGAAGTAAAATTGGCAAATTTACTTCTGATCCTACCTAGTACAAGTTTGCATTCAGCTAAAGCATAATCAAATATCCAATCAGAAGTATAAAAATGCTCATCTGAATCACCTCTTTTCCATGTAGATAATTTAGGATCACTTTCCATACCTGCATAATGACTACCTTCAATCATATATGATCTGATGAGTATAAACCCAGGGGAGTCATAGGTAACATCTTGACCATTCTCATCTGGTAACAGTAAAGCATTTCCTGAAGGTGGTTGAGGATGTACTTCTAACTGATTGGTGTACTTATGATATTTGTAATTATATATGGAAGGAGTATATCTATCTAGTGTTTTTAAGAAGTCTAATGCAACATGATAACTGAGTATTGAATGTCCTTGTCCACCTGACCACATTACAGGATTGAAAACCCCTCTTGTATATAAAAAGTTTTCAATAGTAAATAAGGTATTGATACCATATTCTGATCCTCTATCATCATAATCAACAATATCCACAACACCTATAGGTAGATCATAAAAATTTTGACCTGCCAGAAGTAAAGTAGTAAAATAGGTTTCGACAATTGAATTTCCTGCTCCCCACTTTACCCACTTATATTTAGCATAGTCTATTGTATCATAAATTTGCTGTTGAGTTAGCTCAACTTTTATTACGGGATATCCCAATCTTCTTTTTATCAGTTCTGCTAAATCAGACTTACTTTGTCTAATATCTAATGGCATAATTCTAACTCCTTAGTGTTTCTAATTATTATTTATATATTTTAACTAAAAACAGTCGAATTGGTTAACCAACTCCAATCATCAATATCATCTTCGATATCTGATAGAATACCCCATGCATCATCTTCTGCATTGACATCTCCACCCTTAAATTGCCATTCTTCATCTAAAATATTCATTTCAAATAGGTAACAGGCCCAAAATAAAGCATCAACACAATCATCATTTTTATCTTTGCCATAAAATTTATTCTCATCTTCAATATAAGAACCTAATTGCTCAATAGTTTCCTTATCCTGTAGCTCTATACTTCCATCTTCTATTAATTTTTTCATTAATAGAACAGCTTTAGGTTTAGTATTTCTGTTTGATCTGACACCAAGACTAGCTGTTTTAGCACCTGAATTGACTAAATGCTCATTTTCCCAATGCCACCATAATTGACCAATTACAGCACTACCTTCCCCATTATTCTCACATAGGATATGACCATTATTGTAGTAGATGGATAATCTATGAATGATTTGTGCAAACTCATAAACATCTGTTAAATTATCTTCAAATGTAGCAACCTGAATCATATCAATAGGCATTACAGAGTTGATTCTAAGGATTTGAATGGTTGAAAAGTGCTCCCCTGTACCCTTTGCAGGATCAACACCAAGGACATATTTAGCACCTTCAATAGGTTTCTCCCAAATTCTTAATCTATCCTTCAAATCAAAGAATCTTGGGTCTCTACTCATAGTTAACAAGGTTCTTAATACTTCGGGATTGATAACAGTATTGGTTGAACCAAGGAACTTACAGGCAAACTCTTGATTGAATCCATGAATTCCAAGGTTAGCAATTTGTTCTTTTGCCCATGCTTTATCTCTGTTAGGTACAGCTTCCCAAGTAACCTTAAATGGTATAAAAGAATTTTCCTTTGATACTGCTTGACTATATAGCCTATGGAAAATATTAAACATACCATTAGGAGTAGATATGATTACTATTCTTGATTTTTGAGAAGAAGAAATGGTAGGATAATTTGAAGACCAGAATTCATCAGCATTATTTGAAGGAACAAAAGCAAACTCATCACAAATAACTAAGTTCATCGGCCAACCACGAAAAGCATCTTGAGTAGTAGCTGAAATAATCATCTTTGATCCATTATCAAAGGTAATGGAAGTTTTTGCCCATTCAGTTACCCCAGGTTTTAGCCACGGAGGAAGTGACTCATACATCTTTTTGATATTATCTAAAATTCTTTTAGCTGAAGACTCCTTATTAGATACTATTCCAATATTTTTGTTATCATTAAAAATTGCATACCATAAAGCATAATCAGCTACAATTGTAGTCTTACCTGATTGTCTTGCCCATAGACCAATGAAGAATCTATTTTCTTCTAAAATCTCTAAAGTTTTTATCTGATATTCATATGGATGAAATAGTACTTCTCCAAAGTCTAATGTAATAATTTTTACATAGTTTCTTGTGAAGTATAAAATATCATCTCTACACAATAAAAGCTCTTGAACTTGATGATCTGTATATTCTATTTCAATATTTGGTCTTTTTATATATTCGTTATCATACCGTATAGCCATACTTTTACCCTCAATTATAAATATCTATTGATATTTATAAAAATTTAGGGTAATTTTCTAATTAATCGTCATGAAAGGGGAGTAGTAAAGAGAAAATACTTTAAATCGACATGAAAGGGGAGTTAAAATGAAATGGATACAAGGAAAATAAGAGAATTCAAAAGACATGTAGAAATCAATCTTATCACTCCTGTAAATAACCAACAATGCCAAATCCGTAAAGGCAAAGGACTTATAAATGGAAAGTCCTATAAGCTATGGACTGCTGATATGTGGACAATAGAAATA